TTTCATTCCTGCTTTTAGGCCAAGCAGAAACGGGACCGCTAGGAGCGACCCCGTCACAAGATAATGCCTTAATCAACTCGGTCTGCATGCCCAATAATTAAGCTGGGCTAGGATACCGATCAGGACTTCAGGCGATAGTCACTGGAAGTGGTGTTGTAGTACAGCGCACCAGAGGCAACGCCACCAGTTCCGGCTGCAGCGTCATCGACATATTCGTCGATCCCTAACGATAGGCGAAGGTCGGCAGCGAAAGGAATGATGGTCGCGTAAACTCCCGCACTGCTGTTGTAGTACAGCTGCCCCCAAATCAAACCGTCCGACTTAGCAGCTGGCGCATTAGCGTATTCAGGCAGTTCGATTTCTTCGCGAATACTGGCCCCGTTCCCAATCATTGCCTCGGAGAAAGAGACAGGACTCCAGGTTAGGTTCTTGTACATCAGCAGGTCATCGTCTACGGCCCTGCCGCCATCAATCGTGCCAGGGTCAGTGGTCGAAACGTAGAGCTTATCGCCGACACTGGGAGCAGGAAAGACCTGGAAGAGAGGATTAGTCTGGAAACGAATCCTGCCAGAGAAGGTGAGGGTCTCACCTGTGACAAATGTCCAGTTCACCTGGTCAGTAGAGAGCCAAAGCGTGACGGTGACCCCGATTCCGCCAACAAGACCAATGTCAGGGTAGGCACCGCTCTGGTTCTGCCCCTGGTCGTTGAAGAAGTTGAAGTCAATAATCCCGTTTACGGTGTCTTGGTACCACTTCCCCGGAGACGCGGCTGCAGCGATGTCCAAGGTCCAGCTGTTCAGTTCAGGGGGATTATAGTAGTTGCCGTAATCCTTAAGGTCGGTCAAGGACAACTGGGCTTTGGCCCCGAACCCCTGTGTGTAGCGAACAACGTAGCCTGCGGGGTCCTGTCCAACACCAAGGCCACCATCATAAGTGCTTAGATCACTGGTGCCGTCGCCCAACAGTCCGGTCGTGATGCCGTTAAACGTGACAAGCTGTCCTTTGCTGAAAACGCCCTGGTTCGCAGCGCTAATAGTAAAGGTGGGTGATCCCATTTTGCTACCATAGCGGAATTCAACGCCACCGTTCTCCGAGAACCAGATCTCAATAGGAATCTGATTACCGGCAACGTTGTAGGTTGTCTGGTACTGCAAGCGGACGACCAGGAAGTCCACGCCGCCCTCAGTCACGATCTTATGACCGCAGCCCTGTGTCAGGCCGTCCTGCGACATGGGAGCGAAGTAGGCGTCGATACTTCCAGAGATGCCGGCAGCGTTGCCGTTCTGGCTAGACCCCCCGCCCCAGGAGACGCCACCGTTACTATTGATAAACCACTCGTCATCATTACAGTAAGGCAGGGAACCGCCCATCGGCGAGGTAGCCTGGTACTTAGCTAGCCAGGTAGGATCAGGATTGAATCCCAGAACACTGTCATCTGCGTTGCCTGAGTTAAGGACGAAGGTCCACCCCGCAGCTTCCCACTCGGACTGGCCAGGGTAGTCGCTTGCATCAGGCCCGTGTAGGGGGTATGTAGCAGTCGTGCTGACTTCAGTTTCTTGGCGACCCTTGGGATAGTAAGGGACATAAGCGTCTTCATCCTCACTGTAAGCCGTTAGCTGACCGTTGACCAGATCGTAGCCAGTGGTGTCGATACCACCGCCGCCACCGCCGCCACCACCAGTACCATCGCCAGCCTTGGTCAGGACGCCACCTTCGACAACGTACAGCGAGTCCTCGTCTGTTGCGTAACTGATCTCTCCTTCCTTCAGGTCGCCAGCCGCCATGGCCGTGTCGAGGTTGGCCTTGGTCCCGCGAGCGATTCTTACGGGGACGCGGTTAGCGGGGGTAGCCATCTAAATGAACGCGAATGCTGCGTTAGTATTCCTAGAAGGCTCCTCCGTCAGGACCCTCGTCACCGCCAGACAACTCAACAGGAGCGTCGTCGGCACCCGTGTCGAAGTCGCCACCGCCGTAGACGCCCATAACAAAGCTTGCGTCAACAGAGCCCGTATCAAAGTCACCGCCATCACCACGCCCAGTCTCTGTTCCGCCACCAGTAGCAGGAGGCTCAGGAGTCTGAGGAACCCAGTTACCAGCTGCCGCTGCGCTGTCCCACACCAGGATATCTCCATCCGTTGGAGGTGTTGTGGTAGTATCGACATCAGTCAGCTTGTCTATGCCAAAGGCCGTAGTGTACTCACCAACAGCCAGGGTCCAGATGATGTGGTTAGGGTTGCCAAGGCTCCCGCTGGCGTTCGAACTGGATCTGATAGATACGCTATCCTCGGTGGTATAGCTGCTAGCCAGTCGATAAGCCTCTTGACTACCGCCCTGGTCGGCAACCTTCGTGAGGTTTACGCCCTGTAGGGCGTAATGATCTATATAACTAGGAGAATTTGCCACCACCGTGTGGGAGAAATTCAGATGCAGCAGAGGGATCGTACCTGTTGCGGTATTGACGCTCACATCCGTACCAAAATCAGATGAAGCCTCATTTACGGCTAGCAGATTGACTGGGCCTGCGATGTTATAGATGCAGCCAGCAATGCTAGCGGAAACGGATGTCGTCCAGGTTGCTGTAGCAGACTCACTCCCGTCGCGGGTCTTGACATATAGCTGCAGGAATTGTCGATCAGTACCGTCGAATAGGCCCGAAACACCGTAAAGACCGATATAGGTCCAGCCTGCAGGGGTTGTGGTACCGCCGGCCCCAAGTCGGCTCAAGATCACTGCGATCATCGTATCGCCAGCGCCACCAGTAGGCAGCGTACCCGTCCAGGAGGTGTCTGAGTCCGAGGTAGCGTCCAGGTAGACACCTGTGACTGTAGGGGCTGCTGCAGAGTCCCCAAGGGTTGTCCAGGTGGGCCTGCCGCCAGCGGAGGTCAGGATCTTACTCGGTCCGCCAATAGGAAGGCGCTGAGGCTCCGTCCCGTTGTGGAACAGCATATCGCCGTCAGTGGTCAAGACATCACCGCCACCGCCACCAGAGACTTCCACCCATGCACCGCTTGAGTAGATCGACAGCACTTCCGTAGTTGGGTTGAACCAGATATTTCCGTCAGACAGTGGATTGCCTAGGTTGTCTACCGTGGGCAACGTACTGGAGACGATAACGATCGCTGAGTCGTTAGCTCCGATAGTCTGGATGTCGCCGTTTGAGTCTTTTGCGTAAAAGGTTACAGAGCCGGCGGCCAGACCTACAACAACTTCTCCCAGAGTAATCTCATCAGCTCCACCTGAACCGATCGCGCTACGAATAGCTGCATCCGTATCCGTGGAATTCTTCAGTACGATGCGTTCAGGAAATACTGCCACAGGTCACGCCAAGCTAGGCTTAGGGTACCGGCGGGAGTTCCTGCTCAGGAGGTGGAGAGGGACACCTGGGGTCAGGGATGCAGGTGGCCAATGTGGGTGAACAGATCATACAATCTCCACAGTCATTGTGGCAATTACATTCAACTTTCTCACACAGGCAGCCCTCGGGAAATTCCTCGTTGGGGCATGCCTCGAATATCGTTGCGTATTCGGCAGCTCCTTGAACGTAGATTTTACCAGACACCCTGCAAGTGGAATTGTCTGGGCAATTGAATTCAGGTGTGGCAGGGTACTCAGCCGCGGGCGCATATATCGTGGAAGTCGTGCAGACAGTTTTTGGCGACTCGACCTTGCATTCCGGACAGACACCTTCCTCGTCTCCATTGCCCTCACAAGCGTCCTTGATCATGCTGGCCAGCGCCATGGCCGGGTTGGAGTAGTCCGCCCCTTTGACTTCACAAGCCTTAAAGAACCTCCCCTCCAGCTTGACGCCGCAGTCACACGTAGGCTCGTCTGCCTCCTCGCACCACAAACAACCAGAGGTTTCGGCCTCATTATCAGGCAGCTCAATGCATTGACCAAACGTTGCAGATTCCTGATCCTCGAAGTCACACTTAGTGCATTCTTCGCAAGATTTTCCATTGTCGCAATAGCATCTATAGTCTGGATCGTCTGTAGACTTGGCTACACAATCTCCTTGGTTGCAGTCTGCACACTCAGAACAGATATTTCCGTTGCCATTAGTGTCTCTCCTGCACCCAGCTCTGACTGAACCAGTAGCCGCGTATTGCTCAGTACACCATACGCTACATTTCTTTTCCGGATCGCCATCTTTACATGTGCCTGTAACATCTCCGCTATCGTTTTGTGAGTAGCTCTTGTCGCCGCCGCAGCAGTCCTGGCTCGCATCCACAGTTCCACTGGCGTCACAAGAAGGGGTATCGCAATCAGCGACACCAGTTGTTGCACAGCTTGTCTGGTCGCTAACGGAAGGGTCGCAGGTCCCCGCTCCCGCTTCGCCATTATTCTGGATGCACTTGTTTCCAATACAATCGAAGCCAGAAGCGCAGTCAGTGGTAGAGAAGCAGTTAGTCGCATCCTGCCCATATCCTTCAAAGCCGCTCTCGTCACCAGCGAATCCTTCAAGGCCTCCATCTGCACTAGCGAATCCCATCACAGCAACTCATGACGGGCTAGGTTACCTAGACTCCGCTTGGGTTCATTGGATCCCAGGGCTCTCTATATTGATTAAAGGCGTCGCCGTTCTGTACTTTTGCCCAAGTTAAGACAGAGTCAATCGTGACAACACAGTACATGAAAAGCACAGTATCGGTGCTGGACGAGTTTGCGCCGTATTGAAACAGCATGCACTCCCCTTCGAATCTAGGAGTTCTAGTTACAGTCTGAACCGAGCCTTCCTCGTCGACATAGTCGCCCGTCTGATTTGGGCCTATAGTCGAGACCAGTATCGGCTGGTCTACTATTTTGCGAAACGCAACGGTAGAGCCGGCTGCGATGATCGGATTTTCAATAGCCATTAGCGCACCTTTACGTACTGCAAGCCGGACGGAGATGTGACGTAAAGCTCCACCCTGTTTGTGGCAGTGTTGAAGTATCCTATCAGCACATTAGGCACGGCGGCCGGGCTGAGGATCAGAGAGGTGTCCGGTTTCGTGTAGGTGATTTGGATTGCAAAGTCGGTCACCGACTCGATGGGGGCGGCACCTAACTGGCTGGGATTGATTGCCATGATCAGATTTGGGAGTAGTAGATTCCGTCGCTGTAGATCATTTCGACCTTAGTGCCCGGAGCTGTCGAAAGTGTCTTCAAAGGCACTGTCTTGTACTCTTTGTCGTTATAGGAGACAGTGCCAGTCCCGTCATCGTTAAGCCCTCTCCACTCGGCAATGACTGGAGTGTTGATGTCCCCTTTCATAGGTGCCCCGATTTCAGCCTTTGCCGCCCGAGCATCCATCTGGGCCTGCCTGGCTGCCGATTGCACCTGTTGAATTTGTTGGGCTAACTCCCGGAGAGTATACTTAAGCTGCTGTGCCGAGTTCAGGTTCTTGCGAATAATCTGACCCTGGCGCTGAAGCAGCTGGTTTTGCCGTTCGATCTGTAAGGATGAGTCCATCAGATTACACTATAGAAGCCGAAGTGCTTGAGGTTCCAGTAGAATACTGCCTCGTTGCCACCAGTTAAGGCGACTGCGTTGGTTGTTTTAGCAACGGCCACGACGTCCCCAGCGGTAGCCGTGGTTGGAGCGTAAACCGTGTCAACAGTGAAGGTCAGGTCACCCGTTCCAGTACCGGCATCCAAGCCAGCTAAGGTACCATTGTTGATTTGAAGCGAGTCAGTGGCCGCGTATCCGACGCCAGGCTTGACAATCGTTAGCGCGTAGTCGGACGGAGCTACACCGCCGTTGGTGACGGTCAGATCGACGGTCATGCCCTCCCCAGAGCCGTCTGTGAGGTCGATTGGGATGTTGGTATAGGTTCCATCGGTCATCGCCGTTGGAGCGCCTGCTGGGGCTGTCAGAGCAGTGACGTTGCCAGTGCTCCAGCAAAGTGCGACGTGGGTGAACTCCAGGGTGGTACCGCTGCCGTCATGAGGGAATACGGTGGCCTTCTGGGCTAGGCCAACACCGCCGTCAGCGTAAGCGAGAATATCGCCTACTTGATAATAGATGACTTGCTTTTCGTAGCCGGCAGTTCCGGCAGTAACTTCGAAGCCCAGAAATGTTGCGTCGTCAGTGGTCCCAGGAGTGTATGTAGTTCCAGGGGCATTGATGAGTCTCGCCTCAAAATATTGATCCTGGAAGCGAGATCGCACCTGAGCGTCGACCTCGGTAGAAGATACTTTAGCGGCGATCGTCATTTCTGGATGTCGTAATCGCCGTTAGGGTTCCTACGGGGCAGCTGCGAACAGATTGCCATCGATAAGAGTGGCGTCTGTGACAACAAGCTGTCCATCGCTCTCAGCAACTGATCCAGACCCAGTAGGACTAAGAACATCACCAGGACCAACAATCAGGCCACTGATAAACACCGTCAAGGCAGTCTCTTTAAGGATCTCGTTGTCCGCCGGCAGTATTGGCAGGACGTTGTCGTTACCAAACTCAGGAAGTCTTGCCTGCGTCCAGAAGTGTACGTTAATCTTTTCGTAAACACTTTCTCCGATAACATCGTCAATGATCGTCGGTGGACCTGTTGGACCCGGAGGCGGAGTTGGAGTGCCGTCAGGGTCAGTCATGTCTGGCTGTGAGTCGCCTGTAATATTGTCGCCAATACTAAGCGTCCCGGAGGAGAACCCGGTCCAGATACCGCTAATGCTAACCACAGCCGCTTCCTGAGTGACACCCCAGGAGCAAGCATCAGCACGCAAGCCTACGATCTGATTGTTGTACGGGTCCGCATAACGAAATGGCTGTCCAGGCTTCCAGAGGCTACAGATGTCGCTGCGAAGTGCCTCGGTGATCTGCATCCCCAGGGCGTCGCCTTTGATCCAGCGCTTGCTGATGTCCAGGAATTGCCCGACGATATCGGCGCGAACCTCTTCGTCTTCGTTCAGTACAGGAACCGGCAGGGAAAGATCGAGAACATAAGGGCCAGCCTCCTCCACATAGCCGTATCCTCCACCGATAATGGAAATGCTACTGCTCGACTCTTCAGAGTCAGGATTCAGCAGTCCTTCTGTGGAGCTGGTATCCGTCGGCGTTACAGGATTAGCCAGAGAGTCAGGCTGCTCCGGATAGGTGCTAACAGTGCTTGAGACACGTCTTGTAGTGGTCTTGATCCCCTCCAAGGCATCGAGCTTTCCGTTAGAGATGCCAGTACCACGGGCCCGTGCAGTCGACTGGTAAGTCGTAGTGATTGTTTCGCTGATGTTGTTCTTTTTCTGAATGTATCGCTCGATAACTCGCTGAGACCGGTACATGTCAGTCCGAAAACCGACCGAAGGTTGGAAGTTTTGAGCGACTCCGTTAAGAACGCCAGAACGCCAGTCAAACTCCTTTGCCGCGGAGAGGACTGTTTCGTAGGTGTCCCTGACAGTCTTGAGTAGAGTGCCTTTGCTGTCGTAGGTGTAAAAAGTAGTCGAATAACTTTGCAGGATCTGATCCTGTCCGTTAAGAGGGCATGCCCCGCTAGGCAGACAGGCATATCCGTAGGTGTAGGTACAGAAGGCGTGGCTATCAGAGAAGAACTGGCTATTCACCTCAACACGAGGGCCTCTAACTTCCTCGTACCGGTTGGTCAGAAGCTTTGCCGGTCCTTTGTAATAACTGCGTGAGGTACGTACCTGCTTAGCGGTTACGAATGTCGGGGTAGACTTTGTCTCCCAGCCGTAGTTGCAAGTAACAGGGATCTTCGTGTAAGGATCCTCGAAATCACTGCCTTCAGTCGCTTCGTAGTTTGATTGCGGGGCTTCAGGAGTGCTACCACACCCAGAACTTTCTGGCTCTCCGGATGCTGGCGCTTCTGCAACACCGCCTTCGTCCGCATCACCATTTTCAATACAGGCGATTGGGGACAGGTTTCCCTCTGCATCAACTAGCAGACAGTCCGTGAATTCAGTCCTGGTCCAAGTAGAAGCCGGGTACTGGAAGAAGTAGTAGGACGTCTCGATATCCTCGGTGTACTTATTTCCATCGGGATCTGTCTTGACAGGATCTTCCTCTTCCTCCTCTTCCTCTCCGGGCTCTGCCGGCACGTCGTAAGATACGTTGATTTTGTCTGGAATGATTGCGTTGGCACTTAGAGGAGCTGCTCCAAGGTTTGTGCTACCTAAGACCGAAACCCAATCACCTACCGCAATACCATAACTGGAATCACCGTCAAAGAACTTGACAACATCTAGATTGCCCTGATTGTTCTCATACATCACCTTGCCTTGGGCAGCCAGAGCAGAAGCGATACTTTGAATGTTTTCGCGTGCTGGGTCAAGCTCGATATCGCTGTTAGAGTTGAACTTGCTAAGAAGCTGATCGATTTCGTCGGTGATCTCTGCCAGAGCAATGCGGCAGCCGATTTCGACGATAATGCTTTCGGACTCTACGCTGTAAGAAGCTGAAATAACATGCAGGTAGCCGCGGGGATGAGTGAACTCACTTCCGCCACCAGCATGCCTCATAAACAGGCGGACGGTCTCACCACGCTTGAACTCGTTGCGACTGTAGTCACTGAGTTCTTTTCCGCCAGGAGCCTGAGCAAGTTCGACGCTGCCAGTAGTGCTAAGCAGGCCGCTGCCATTAGCCGAGCTGTCGGATACCGACCACTGGATGAGACTGGATGTGAAGTCAGTGCCACCGATCGTCAGGCGTGACAGGCGAGTTTGTTGTACTAAGTAAGACATCGATTAAATCCCCTGAAGGCCGAATGAGAGCAGGTAAGTCTTCGGACTTAGTCTGTCAATCCTTGGTGGTGTAAGGAAGATTGCACTACCGTTAACTGTTGGACCAAAAGTCTCGTCCGCAATACCGACTGCAGCCGATCGTCCAGTAGCTCGGTCCGCGTCCCAAGCCTGATACATCTGGTCAAACTGCAGGGCCTCGGTCTCGGTGACGTAGCAAGCGATTGTCCAGACGTACTTATCCTGAAAGGCTGCACCACTCATCACCTGGGCGCCCGTCACAGACAACTCATAGTTGTATTGGCCTGCGTAAGCCCTCGGCAAGATCCTGTCAACAAAGTTGTCGAACAGAAAATTGTAGGAGCCCCCTCCTGAAGGAGTATAGGAAATTCCGATTCTGGACGGGGCCATCTCAAGTCGACTAGCTGCGACTAGGTTACCTAGAGAGTCCCAGCAGCTCTTCGTACCGTGCGTAGTTGCGAAGGCCTCCAGGGACGCTTATTTTCTTCCTCAAAAAGCTCTTGATGAAATCTGGCGATATTGCAGCCAAAGCGACAAATGACTCGGCATAAGACTTCTCCAGGATGTCTAAGACAGCACTTAACTGGTGGTCTTTTGCGGCCAGCTTGTAAGCCCTTAATCGATACGTGATAACGTCCTCTAGTTGGATCTTACTCATTTCTGACAAGGGCTTATCAGAGATTTTAGGCCCCGGCAGTCCCAGGGCTATGTCGGTGTAAAGCTGAGCAGAATCAGTAGGGGTGCCAAAGTTAAACATAAAACTGATCCAGCTTACCAAGGATACCGATCAGCTCATGCGGGAGCGGGCGGCACGATTCCTCATCATGTTGACCATCATGTTGTTGGCCGTAGCTGTTGGGTTGCTGGACTGGACTGTGACGCTCTGGTTGAAGGTGTCTCCACCAGCACCACCCATTCCCATCTTGATCGCACGAGCCAGGCCAGTCACTCCGCCACCGGCAGTCTGTGCAGCCGCCGCGGTTGCGCCTCGGTTGAGGTTGATTCCGCCGGCCGGGATGTTCAACTGCTTAGTCAGGTGTGCGGGAATAACGGTACCGCTGGAAGGTGCTCTCCACTTACCCCAGGAAGGAGCGTTAATCATGCTCAGACGGCCGCTAGCGGACAGGAAGGCTTCCTTGCCAAGTTCGTTAACGGTAGCGACCTGACCGCCCTTGATGGGGCCACCAGAGGCCAGGAAGAAGTCGTCGCCAGGCTCAGGACCACGCACTCCCTGTGAGTTAAGGCTGCTGTTAGCTTTTTGAGCCGAAATTGCTTCGGATTTTGCCTTTTTGGCGGAGTTGTAGGCCTCCACCATTTTCTTCCTTAGCTTCTCAGCCTCTGCGATTTGCGCCTGGAGCGACTCGATAGCGGCTTCCCTGTTCTCGTAAATGGCCTGAAGTTCTTCGTACTTGGCCTGCTTGACGATATCTGCCTGAGCTTTCAACTCTTCGTTGATAGCTTTGATAGCTTCCTCTTCTTTCCCTTTACTTTCTTCAAGGGCACTAATCCGGGCGTCGTACTTGTCGTTAATATCCCCGAGGATCTTTTTCTGTGCTTCCTCTTGGTCTGTGATCTTCTTCTGTACCTTTTCGACCGCCTCAGCCTTCTGCTTCATCAGTTCTCTGCGCTTAACAGAGCGATCCATCTGGACAAGCTGCTCCTTCAGTTCAAGAGTTTCCTTCCTGCTTAGGTCTTTACTCTTGAGCTTAGCTTCGATCTCTGCTCGCTTGATCTCACGCAGTTCTTTTGCGTAAACCGTTTCTTCATCAAGAAGCCCAAGCTCTTCGTCGTAGCGGTCTCTAACGGCCTGGAGCTCCTCGTTGAGCCCTTCCATCTTGACGTCATGAGCTTCCTTAGCCCGATCAAGAGCTTCCTTCTGGCCAGTCTTTTCAGTCTCGATCTGCTCTTTGATTCGATCAATGTTAGCTTCATGGAGGCCAATCCGTTTCCCTGCCTCCATCTCAAGGAAGGACAGAGCTCTTTCGGCTCCAGAAATCTTTTGGTTGTACTCTTTCTGAGCCTCGACGAAGGCGTCCTTGTGGCCCTGAATGACCTTCCTTTGCTCTGTGTAGATGCCTGCGACAGCAAACGCCTTCAACTTGGCTGCATCCGTCGAGCCGTTAATAAGTGGCTCCTCCTTTTCCAGCTCGTCGTTAAGGCTTTTCTGTGCATCGGTTGCATCTTGGATCCTGGTTGTATACAGGTAAGTAGCGGTTGCGGCAATGCCGGCCGCAGCTGCAATGGCGGCCCAGTTACCAGTCAAGGCCTGGAAAATAGCCGTCGCTACGTTCAATCCATTCTGCACCACGGTCATGGCCACGATTTTTGCGTAAAGAGTGCCCATAGCAGCGGCAATATTTAATGCATTCTGGACGATGGCGATGCCAAACGTTATAGCCATAGCTGTACCAAGACCGACAACGACCGGCTTCAGTTGTTCGGCGTTGTTACCTATGAAAGTCAATGCTTCGCCGATCTTATTGAACGTCCAGATCAAAGCGGCCAAGCTCTTCTCGAAAGGACCTCCCAGCGACTTGTCCATCTCCTGGAAGGCGTAAACAAACTGCCCGGCCAAAACAGTGATGGAAGAAGCCAAGGCCTCCAGTCGTGCCTCAATGGTCTTATCCATCTCTTCAGCGATCTCCCGGAAGGCGCTACCCTTCTCTGTCATTTTGTCCAGGGCAGCGGTAACCTCGCCGAAACCGATTTGGCCTTGTTCAGCAAGCTCCCTGATCTGCTGGGTATTCAACCCAAGGACCTCTCCAAGCATCTGGTAGATGGGGATGCCTTGGTTCGCGAACTGCATCAAGTCGCGAGTGTAAGCCTTTTGGTTTGCCGAGATCTGTCCAAGGTTTCTTGCCATGTGGCTGAGCTCACCACCAGTGGCTGTAGCGACAATGGCCAGCTGCTCAACGCGCCTGTTGGCTTCCTCGGTGTTAACGCCAAAACCCATCATAATCTTCGAGGCTTCAGCGACCTGCTTGACATTGAAGGTCGTAGCCTGTGCGATCCTCACGTAGTCCTTGAAGGCTGCAGTTGCAGCCTCAGTGCTGCCTGTAAAACCTTTGAGCTGAATCATCAAGACTTCCATCCCGATACCCTGCTTGACCAGGTTGGCGACGCCGTTACCCAGGGCGCGAATGCCATCAAGGGCCAGGCCGGCCGCAATGTTTGCGCCTGTGATCGATCGCCCGAACCCTTCGTTAACTTTCAGATCATTGGCTTGCTTCCTAGCCTCTTTCAACCTGTCGACTAAGAGCTTCCATTCATCTGTAACGTCCTTGGTTCCTTTCTTGTATTTATGAGTAGTGCTCAACATCTCTTTTAAGACGGCGATCGAACTCCTCACTGCCTTGGGTGTTTTGCCGTACTCACCATTAAGTGCCTTAGCCGCGACCTCGAGCTTATTGCCGATCGAGGACATATTTTCCATCTCTGCGGCGACTGCTTTGCCACCTTCGAGCTTGATCCCGATAACCTGATTCTTTTGGCCGAACTGCTTGTCAAGCATCTGGCCCGCGTTTTTCACCCCGGCATCAAATGCATCAAAGAAAGTATTGATGGCAGAGATGGCCTGCTGGTTATCAACATTAAGGTCAAACGTTAACTGCTGCGACATTTTGCGACCAAAGCTGTCATTAGGTTGCCCATTAAAAAAGAGCCCTTGCTAGGGGCTCGTAGGGTTTTGTTGTAAGCATCGCGGTTACGAAAGGGTTGTAACCTCTGCAGTAAAGACACCATTACCACTGTCTTCGGTAAAGGTGACAGTCTCTCCAACCAAGTAGCCAGAACCGGGTGTGTTGGTTCCGACTGCTGTGACGTTACCAGATCCGTCGGTATTGACGGCCAGGACAGCGCCACCGGTTGTAGCAGAGGCAGCAACGGCCGTGGAGCTAACTGCGTCGAACGGAGTCGTCGTAGTCAGGTTATCCAGGCCGGCGATACCTCCTGTCAACTAAGCGATGGGATCGAGCTCAAGCTGGTAAGCGCCATAGCCAGTGATGGAGCATTCCCAGGAAACGATGCTGCTAACTTCGTTGGACTCGGTGTAGCCCATCAGAGTGCCGTAGCCATAGATAGACTCAACAGTTCCGGTAGGACCCACACGGACCAGCTTCACGCGCAGGCTGTCAGCCACGGTGTTAGCTTCGGTGAGACGCAGGACTTGGTAGCCAGTGTCTTTGAAGTCAGCCACGCCAGCCAGCGAGATACTGAAGCTCTTGGTGGTTGCAACGGCCTGGTTGAAGCCTTTGGTCTCGTCGTCGTAGGTGTAGATATCCTCAGAACCGGTGTCGGTCTCGAGGGAGGCGGTGGTCAGGCCAGCCAGACGGACAGGCTTGTCGGTGCCATCCATGGTGAAGGTGTCAGCACCAACAGTGAAGACGCCAGCAGCGTAGGTGACAGCTCCAGTGGCGAGATCAGTGGTATCGATGAAGCCGGTGGTCGGATCATCAGCGGCTGTGACTCCAGTGAAAGCGACGTCAACGTTGTCCGAGGTTAGAGGGACAATGTAGAAGTCGTACCCGAAGGCCGCAGAGAAATTTGCCATAGTAAAAGCGGAATGACCGCACGAAGGTACCTCGGGCCCTCGTGGGGCCGTTACTCTATATTGCCTAAGCTCAATTTATTGGCATGTCTGAGCGGAAATTAACCTTAGTCTGCACTAAGGATCCTAGGCCATCACTGGTTGCCACCGTCTGCAGGCTAGAAGCCCCGTAGAAGCGGCTACAAAGCCTCTCAGTCGCGGCTTGCATGTCTGCGCCAGTAGCAGGCTCCCAGCACACCAGGAAGACGTCCCAGGACACGCTGACGCGGGCTGCGTCGTCAGACAGGTAGTGAAACTGCTCCACGTCACCAACGTCGTGGATAATGCACTCAACACCGTAGACTTCCTTCAATGCTGGCATATCCTGGCCAGGGGTCACGATAGACAAAGCCGGCTGAGTTTGCCCGGCTCTGAACTCGTAAGTGCCCAAAAGGTCCGTGAATGTAGTATCGGCTGCAAGAACGTCGAAGATAACCTGTGCAGAAGTAGGAAATTGTTGAGTCACAGGCTTAAAAAGGCTATTCTAGTGTACCTTCATAGGTAGACTGAAGTCAAGACATACCACGGAGGCTACAATGCCAAAGATGAGAAGCGTTTCGCGTGGTGTCGTCTCTCTAATTTTCTGAGATGCACTCTCCCCAGGATTTCCTCCCCGTTTATGAGAGGGTCTCAGATTATTTACACAACATGTCTGCTCTTACTAGAGGCGAAGCCCGCCGCCAGTGGCGCCAATCCATCAAAGACGCATGGAACAACCGCTGTGCTTACTGCGGCAACCCTCCGATCGACGATGGCTCCCTGACCATTGACCACGTTCGCCCCAAGTCATGCGGTGGCGAAGATAAGACTTCAAACGTAATCCCGGCATGCCGAGAGTGCAACCAGGATAAGTCCAGCCAAGAGTGGGTTGCCTGGTTCCGTATGCAGGATTTCTACACCATTGAAGCCGAGTGGCGCATCAAGCAGTGGCTTCACGGTGGCCTCCAGAAGTTTGGTACCTATGATGAAGAAGACGCACGCATCGTTGATGAGTACGCCAACAAGATCATAGGAACATGGCCTAAGGGGTGAGGGTCACCCCCTCCTCCGCAATGAATTTGGTCGGGATGTTGGGCAGAGTCAAGGTTATGACCTGCCCCTGATCATTTTTGAACTCCCTGGCTTGCATAGAGGCGCTCTCTGCGGCTAGAAGCAGCCCTGAATACCTTCCACTACCTTCGTGTACTGGATGGAGTAAGATCGCGTCTGAGGCGACTAGAGCGACGTCTGCGGGCACGTACTCGGCGTTAGAGCTGTCCTTCATTGCGGTAAAGAACGATAATGCCCAAGTCGGCAGCCGATCTTGCTTGATCAGCTCCATGTAGGCCGATCCGTAGACGTAATTAGGCTGGTTACCCTCCTGAACCGGCTTATAGAAGCAGAAATCAGTGTAAACGGGGCCCTTACCTTTCTTAGGATCACGGTTTTGGTTGGCCAAGATGGTCGCCACAAGAGCTGTAGGTCGTTCTGCATCGTGCAAGCGTTGCTGATAGACCCTAGTACCTTCCTGAATTGCAACCAGGACGTACTGATAAGGCAGATTCGGGTACCGATCGAAGGTAAAGTCGGGATCCCCAGGGAAGAACTCCCTGAGGCGCCAATAGAACTCATCGAACGGTATGGTCTCCCGCTTGCCGCTTACTTTTTTGCGCCACCCTCGGGGCCATCAGTCTCGAATGCCTCCAAGGAACGGGCATCTTCATCCAGGTACAGGTTATAGAGCTCGACCAGTAGGTCAGGATGCAGCTCCATAGAGTCCTCTACGCTCCACTGAGGGTCGATACGGCACATGAGCAGGGCAGTAGCCGCAATGATGCGCACCTTGTCTTCCTGGGCCTTCACAGAGCTCGATGCCGCAGCGATCTCCTCGGTGTACTTCTCAAGCAGTTCAGCCTGTTCGCCGCCCTGCAGAAGAGCGAAAATCTCGGTTACGGTCTTCTTCTCTGCCTTTGCAATCGCACGAACAGCTGTCAGAAGCTCTCCTTGATCGCTCAAATCAGCCGTAGCCTGATCAACGATGCTTTTCTCGGCAACAGTAAGGTAACCACGGCGAATGATTTCAATCTTGCCAGACTCGGCTGTCCCGATAGTCTCAACGATCGGCTCAAGTCGAGGCTGAACTACGAAAGGGAGTCCTTTCTTCTTACGTGCCATGGTTGCCTAAAAAGCTGGTATATGATACCTACCCCCAAACAGCCGGTACCGCAGCCTGCATGATTGACTCAATATCGATCGATTCGATGCCAGAAACGCCGCCTTCAACCACAGCTTTGATCCAGGGACGGCCAGGAATGTACGCAGCCCTGATGTCTGTGCGGCCAAACGGTCGAATATAACCGCCTTCGTGTGTCATCCACGCATAAGGAGCCAAATATGAGATGTTGAACACCGTTTTCGTCTTCAGAAACTTGGTCGTAAGCTTCTTTGACCCCTTCAGCTTGCCAGTATCGACGATGTTACGTGCTTTTCCGGCATAAGTTCCGTTCTTCCGTGCTGTTGGCCGCGGCCAATCCCAAGAATTTGACTCCAAAGCCTGATCTAGAAGCCTGCTGAGGTCACCTTCGACGGCACTTGCGCCTTTTTGCGTACCTTTAACGATAGCAGCCAGCGCCTGTTGCCGTTCTTTCTTGGAATCAGTAGTGATTGACGGTTTTGGAGACTTGATCTCCGCAGAAACCATTTGGCCCTTTGACTTAGACATCAGTTCTGAAGCTCCGCGCCTGTGATCTGCAGCTCAACGCCGCCAATTTCCTTGTAAATGATCTCATCAATGCCCTGACCGCCATATCGGCCGCTAGAACGCTGGATTTTAGCCGCATGCATGATCGGATCCTGGCCAAAACGGAACTTACACTCAGTTCCGGTCGCCATCCACTCATATTGTGTCGAAACTAGCTGCCAAACAAGCCCAGTCTCATCAGAAGTCTCTAAATCCCACGTATTCGGCACCGTAGTCCACTCCAAGGCATAACCCCGGTAGTAAAATTGGTCTCCAGAGGCGCCTGGCATCATCTCACCGTCCAACTGAGACAGAATTGGCACCATCTTCGAGCCTGAACTCACCCCAGAGTACTGCGAACGGTTGAGAAAGCTCTTAATTAGGTAAGAATTCCCAGGGGCTTCCACGAAACGCCCGTTAACCAGCGAAACGTTGCCTAAAGTAGGCACAAGTACACGCGAATTGGCGTACGGAAGTAGGGGAGAAGCCATGTCAGCGCCTAATTTCCCCTAGTCTTCCATCCACGCCCCGCGAGCTTTTCTCAGCGTGTCTCGCCCTGCGGGCTCAACGACACTTCCCACAACTTTCAATCTCTCCCTGCAGGATTTTCGCATAAGCAGCATTCATCTTACGCCAATCACCACAACCTTTGCACCATACATCACAGGTATCATGCTTTGCGATTTCTTCCATCAGTTTATTCACTTCAGGAGAGTTCTCGGGATGGCCAGCCATGGGGCTACAAATAAATAACGCTTACAGTCTACCTACTACCTTGATTGCCAACCGAAATAGTACCAACAACAGCAACATCCCTGCTAGCCCCAGCAACTCCGGCCCCAGCCTTGTAGAATCCACTCCTACAGGACCAGCACGCAACGGAAAAGGGCTAACAGGGACGTCAATTATGACCTGATTAACGAGGTACTACCGTATCCACAACCACTGCCAGGCAAATAACCAGCCAAACAGGAGCAGAAACTGAAAT